CACTTGAGATGTGCTTCCAATGTATGACTCCCACAGAGGATGGCAGTGAATGTTGCTGTCAAGGAACCTTTGGCCGTATAACGTTGTTCGGCCTACCATCACAGGTTGAAGCTCCCAAGAATCCGACTCCATCGTTGGCGAATCCAACAGCGAATCCAACACCTGAGGTAGTTGGGCCACGCACAGTTGAACAGGCTATGAAGTCTAAGCCTGGACCCAAGCCTAAGCCTGATAGTGAGCTTCGCAACCCTGTCACAGCTGGTAGGGCTAGAGCAGAAGACCTTGCTCCCATTCCTGAAGGTTATATCTGTGAATGGACCTTACTGGAGTTTGCCGGGGGTGGTCCTATACCTATCATCGGTTGTGCTGGTAACGTTGCAGATGACCGACACCATGGGCCTGATAAGTCTACCCTCAACAACACTGTCGGCATTAACCTTCATCGCATCTGTGATACCTGCCATAATCGTTGGCATGCATTGAACGATGAGTTCTACCCCGAGCGACCCCTGTCGAACATTAACTATGTACCGTATGCGGACATAGAATGGAAGCAACATGACAGAATCACCCGAGCAACCTCAGCTGCCATTAGAATATCCGACAGATGGTTCAAGCTTCCCATCGGAGACAGAGTCAATTATCGAGCATGGGATGAGGATAGCCCAACTAGCATCATCCTCCCAAAGCATCGAACCATCTCCGGATCAAACGTTGCCTGAGGCAACACCTGAGCCAGATCAACCTTCCCAGTATCCTTCAGAGAATGAACCTGGAGGTATAATCTTAGAGGCAATGTACACTGACTATAGTTAATGCAACCCTTTCCGACTTGACAGGACAAAGGTTGCATGCTATACTAGAATCAGGTAACAAACACTAATGTCGAACAGGGAGTAACTATGTCCAATGAACTAGCTTTGCCCAACGACCTTGGCATTGAACTTGCCGAGCCAATCAACGTTAACACACGGTTGATTGACAAGTCTTCACACTCAGAGGTTGAAGCATTCCTCATGTGTGAACGCCGGCATTACTACAGCTATGGTATGAAGATTCAGGGTAAAGGTTCCAATGATAGTCTAATCAGAGGAACTGTAGGTCACGCGGTACTTGCACAGTACTACCAAGGTCTTAAGCTAGGCATGTCACACAAGGATGCTAAGAGTGCAGCTTACCCTCTCATCCGACAGTTGATCGCTGAGAACGAACCGTTCGATGAGTACCAGATGAACCTTGATCTGATGCTCATACTTGAGAGTTACTGGCGACTGTTTGAGCATGACAACTGGGAGATACTACATGTTGAGGTAGCTTACAACGTTAAGCTTACCGTAGACTTCGAGATGCCGGTCATCATTGACTTGATCGCCCGCATACCTGGCCATGGTGTTGTAGCCCTTGACCACAAGTTCCCATACGACTTCTTCAACATTGACAAGATCGACCTCAGCCCACAGCTGCCCAAATACTACGCAGCGTTGCAGGCTCTAGGTATCCATGTTGATGAGATATGGTTGAACGAGCTTCGTACACGTTCCACCAAGGACAACAAGCTTGACCCATCCTTGCGCTTCCGTAGGACGCCCATTCCCTTGAAGCCCAAGAAGGTTGTCACGATCATGCGTGAGCAGATCATGGCTGCCAAAAGGATTGGTCAACTGAAGCGTATGGAACTTCCTGTCTGGGAATCCAAGGTTCTACGCAACCCTCAAGCCTGCAACATGTGCTCCTTCACATCTCTGTGTTCTGCCGAACTGGATGGTGAAGATGCTGACCTTGTACTTCATAACTTCTATGAGGACAAGCACTACAGGTGAAACATACTGGATACTTGCCATAGGTATTATCCTATTGGCTATCGCCTATGCCATGCGTGTGTGGGAACGGAGGCAACGACGCAAAGAGTTCAAAGAGTTCAACAAACGTTGGTTCAAAGGTAAGGATGAAGAGTGAGATTCGCACCAAACATCACCCAACTGTCGGAAGAAGCTGTAAGGTGTCGAGGTCTAGGTCATGCATGGGTTCCGTACAAGGCTGATCTAGTAACAGAAGGTAAGTTCAATGGTTACAACGTCACCTTGATCTGTGACAACAACTGTGGGACGATGAAGCACTTCATGCTTTCCATGCGTGGAGAGTATCATCCTGCAACCTACTCCTATGGTGACAACTACCTATTGGAGAAGGGTCAGCCTTACATCAGCAAGGATGACAAGGGACAGTTCAAGCTACAAGCCCTGTCGGGTGTACTTCCATCGTTACATGTCACTGATATTTCAACGAAGCGGAGGAAGAAAAGTGGCTGAAGAGTTGAAGCCCTGTCAGAAGGGTGAGCAGTCGCATCATTACATCCCCAAGCGTGACAAGAACAGTCCAGCTAATGATCCTGTGTTCGTACAGACATGCCTGTACTGTGGAGAGACAAAGAAATATGACGACTGACTATTATGATCGTGATGGCAAACCTATCTCTCAGGATGTATGGGTAGAATGGTTGTCCAACAAAGACTACAAGGTCATCGCTCATACAGTCATGTCTGATGGTAAGCACATGGTATCAACGGTATGGCTAGGGTTGAATCACAACTTCATAGGTAAGACACCATTGATTTTTGAAACTATGGTCTTTGCAGCTGATGAAATGTCTCCTGTCGATGGTATGCAGTGGCGTTATTCCACAGAGGATCAAGCTATGGCTGGTCATCTGGAAGCGTACAATATGCTCAGGAGCATGTATGACAACGACAGAAGTCTTGATCCCAACGAATCCGAACTCGGAAGATTCGACAGAAGAATACCTATTGCGTCTTCAGGCAACGATGGAAGACTTGCAGAGCGCAGTACCAACGTTCAAGGGAATGTTGTACGGGGTATCAGGAGTAGGCAAGACAGTCCACGCGATGATGATAGCGCAGGATATAACCCCACAGGGAAAAGGTATATTATACATCGACACCGCGGAGGGTTGGGTGTCGTTGAACAATCACCAGAACCTGAAGACTCGGACTCAGAGGATGAGATACCTCAACCTTAGTCAGCTCGAAGCCTTGTGTCATGCTATCCGTACTGAAGCGAAAGGGTTTGGTGTCTATGGTACAGTCATACTTGATGAAGCTTCGTCTGCTGCGGATGCGGCTTTGGATGAAGTACTTAAGTATCGAGCAGCACAAGATAGAGGAAAGGACCCTGACACACCAACACAACCGGATTACAACACAACAACTAATCGAGTCCGCAAGGCTTACATGGACTTGTTGACTCTACCAGGGGTCAATGTCATCCTTGTATCACACACTCGGGAGGATAAGGATAACAGAAACGTTGTTATCCAACGTCCATCATTCTTGCCAAAGCTAGGGCAAAAGATCAAGCAACCTTTGCACTTGATCGCTCATGTATCGGGTAACGAAATCGACAACAAGTATGTGCGAATCTTGCAGGTACACCCGACACGAACGATTGACGCTAAGTGCAGGATTGGAGGTCTAGAACCACAGGTCGAGTACGACGTATTCATCGGCAGGGTAAAGGAGTGGCTAGCGGGTAACATTCCAACAACAACAACAAACACCATCGTTCCTGACAATGACCCAGAAATGCCGGGTCCATCATTGCCCAACACATCCGTTGAAATCGAAGGTGAGTAACAATGTCACTGTTTGCAGGCGTTGACTGGGATCAGGGTTCAGACAATCCTTTCGGACTTGATCCAGGTACTTATGAAGTAACCATCTCTGACGCTGAGGTTGAACGTTCCGAGAAGGGCAACCTTGGCCTGTGGTTGACGTTCTCCGCTGAGAATGGCAGGTCTATCCGTAAATGGATCACCATGCCTGAGAAGAGCCAGGATGCTGACACCTACAGCCGTAATACAAGCTTCCTGCGACTTACGTTGAAGCAGTTGGAGATTCCGGAAGCATCATGGGATGATCTACAGCCTGATGACTTCATTGGTCTTGATTGCGTCATCATCGTCAACCCTCAGAAGAAGAACCCTGAGTACAATCAGATCAGCAAGCTTTCGCGTGCCAAGGGTACGCCAACCCAAGGTACCTCGACAGGTGATGGATTCGGTTCCTTCGCCAAGCCTAGCACTCCTAGCGATGGCGGTTTCAACTTCGGATAGTTGAACAAAGCGGGCCAGGTATAAGGACACGTGTAGCCTGGGAATGGGAGCAGGTACCCCATATATCTGTACATCCATTGACTGAGGGGTTAGTGGGATGGATACATGGCAAGTTCGTACAATGGGTGGCCAGCGTCACCTGATCCAAACGCAATAGGTATCAATAAGAACTTCCAAGTATTGGGGGCGAAGTTTCCAGGTGGTATGAAGTCAGGTGATGTTAGTACCGTCTTCAACTATCTCATCTATAACCTTCATCATCGTGTTGAACCGATGATTTCAGGTGAAGGCTTGTCTATTGGCTATGGATGCTGGGGGTACAGCTATCGAGCTAACGTTAACAACCCATCGACTCTCTCCTGCCATGCTTCTGGTACTGCCATTGATTACAACGCAACTAAGCACCCAAATGGTACTCGTACCACGGCTAGTGGTGGGGGAGGTTGGTCAGCCTCTCAGTATCAAACCATTCAAAAAATCCTCCAAGAATTGTCTGGATGTATCAGATGGTTGAGTGGCAACGATCCGATGCACTTCGAGATTTATGGTACTGCAACTCAGGTAGCCAACGCAGTGAAACGTTTGAACATCACTGCTGCACCTGGACCCAAACCACCGACAGGAGACTGGTTCGATATGGCAACTAAGAATGACCTTGCAGCAGTAGTGTGGGAACAGATCAACCGTCCTGAGTTCTTGGATGCAGTAGCTACCCAAGTATGGACAAAGACTATCAGTGATCGTAAAGCTAACGATCTTCTCAATGCTGCTGGTGTCAACGCTGAATGGGCATCGAGGGGTGTCGCAGAATTGCCGACAAACATTTGGACCAAGACCCTGTCGGATGAGCAGGCAAATGATCTGTTGATTAGGGCGGCAGGACCTAAAGACTAATGTCTGAAGCTACTAGTCAATGGTTACACGACCGTGTCTGTTCATGTGTCAAGTCTGAGGTATATCACAATGGTTTCGACTGGGAGAATTTCGGAAGGTATGAGTCTCCGCCAACCTGTAGTGCGTGCGGCCTATGGGACCGGAGACTTCATATCTGTCCGTACTGTGATGAATACTTCTATGAGTTCTTCAACCATCCCCGGTCAGGATACCACCCCAAACCTTTGAATGGATGGTGCTGTTGGAACTGTTTGCAGAAGTACCTACCGCCAGAGGTACAGACGGTATGGAAGCATAGACCTATTACTCCACCGCCAGCTATGGTACTGCCTCCGGGCTATGAGTTAGTAACAGGGGTGGGTTACCGTTGAGGAATAGATGCCTGTCGAGCTTGACCTCACAGATTTCTTCACAAGGATTTGGCAAGGGACAGAAGGCGTTGTGCGCCTCGCTACCCGCGACAAGAACATGGTATTTCAAAACCAACTGTTCAAGTGGCCTGAGGAAGGTCATCTCGCGGTAAGTTACATCACCAATGCCGTAGCACACGATAAGGAAGCATACTACAGCCCAGACTTGTACAAGCCTGAGGCTATCACCGATCGTAAGGCTACGAAGGACTACGTTCTCGGGTCACATGTAATCTGTCTAGATTTTGATGGCAACGCTCCTAGTACAGATGAATGGTACGGAGAAAATAATTTACCGGCCTC